GCTGTGGTGTTGTTGCCGAACGCTGCTTCTTCTGGCACTGTGATGAAAATTAACAGTCTGGTGGCCGCCAATGTGGATGGCACTGCTGCGGTAGATTGCACGGTAAGCGTGTACACCAATGGTGCTGTTGCGCAGGGAAGCGCACCATCTGGTGGTACGGCTTATCCGATTGTGTCCACGGTATCCGTTCCTGCTGATGCTACGCTGATTGTGGTAGACAAGACCACCCAGCTTTACATTCAAGAGGGAACGTCTTTGACGGTTACTTCTGGCACTGCAAGCGGCATTACCTACACAGTCAGTTACGAATTGATTTCAGCGTAATTGTTCTGGAATTGGGGTATGAGCCATGTCGCTGCGGTATCAAGCTGGATTTTTAAGTGCTTTTTACAACCCGTTAGAGGTGCCTAACGCGCCGACTATTGGCGCTGCTACGGCTGGCAATGCACAATGTTCGGTTGCTTTCACCGCACCAGCAGATGTCGGTGGGTCGGCGATCACGTCTTACATAGTCGTGGTTACGGATTCCTCTAGCGGCGCAGTTTTCACCAATACAGGCGCTTCTTCGCCTATAGTTGTTACGGGCTTGACTAACGGCAACACATATACAGCGAAGGTTGCAGCGGCGAACACTTACGGTCCCAGTTCGTACAGTGAAAATTCTAGTTCATTTATTCCGGCAGTCGTAGGTCAGCAAGCTTACACTACCGCTGGAACATACTCTTGGGTTGCGCCTTCTGAGGTGACGAGCGTTTCTGTCGTCGCTGTCGGCGGCGGTGGTGGTAGTTGGAATAATGGCGGGACCAATACGAGCGCGGGTGACTCTTATTTCACAAGCACCGCCACTGTTAAAGGGGGAGCGGGTGGTAACGGTTTAGGCTCTGACCCTGACGGGGGTTTAGGCGGAACTTACACCGGTGATGGTGGTGGAAACGGGGGCCGGGGTCGTTATGGTGGCGGCGGCGCAGGCGGTTATAGCGGCGCTGGCGGTGAAGCTGGGTCGTCTAGTGGGCCTTTAGGATCTTATGTAGGTTATTCTGGTTCCGGTGGCGGTGCAGGCGGGGGAGGCTTTGGTGGCGGTGGTGGCGTGGGTATTTTAGGCGCTGGCTCTAACGGAACAGGCGGGAACGCATCTACTGCGGCAGGACCCGGGTCTGGCGGGGGAGTTACGCCTAATTACGACGTCTCATTACCAAATGTTTCTGGTGGTGCTTACGGTGGCGGAAGTACAGGCTGGGGCGGATCAGGCGGCGGCGGTGGTGGTGCTGGGTTAGGTTATAAAAATAACATAACGGTTGTTCCCGGGAACAGTTATACCGTGGTCGTAGGAGCTGGTGGCTTGGGGACTTATTCTAAAGGCGCAGGCGGCGCAGTCCGAATCATTTGGCCCGGCGACACTCGCAGTTTCCCTTCAACCAACACCGGCGATCTGTAAATTAAGGGGGAACCATGGAACTCTACATCCGCATTAAAGACGGGCAGCCATTTGAGCATCCCATTTTTGGTGATAACTTCCGTGCTGCGTTCCCAGAAGTAGACACCAACAATCTTCCTCAAGATTTTGCAAGATTTCAAAGAATTGAAGCGCCTTTGCTTGGGGTGTATGAGCTGAATCAACGTGTGCAGTATGAGCGCGGCGCAGATGGTGTTTACCGTGATGTATGGTATTGTGACCAAATGACAGCGGATCAAATTAAAGAAAAGCAAGACGCGGTAAAAGAAAATTGGGCTGTCAATGGGTTCTCGTCTTGGATTTTTGATGAAGCGACTTGTTCGTTCAATCCTCCGGTCCCTCGCCCAGAAGATGGCAATAACTACACATGGCGCGAGTCGGATACTTCTTGGGTCCTAATCCCGCCATACCCAGACACATCAAAGCCTTACCATTTTGATCTTGAAAATGGCGAATGGGTTGAGGAGGCAACTAATGCCTAACTACTCCGGCATATGGACCCTCCCGCAGCAGATGCAGGCTGAAGGTGCTGGCAATTGGCCAAGCCCACCTTACGTTGGCAACATCGCTGTTGCTCATGTCGGTTCGCCTTACATCACAGCCTATCCTTGGTCTGGTAGCGGCTTTGGTACAAAGTACAGCAATCCAAGTACTTTGCCCGCTGGCACTAGCTTTGGCGTAGCATTCAGCCCCGATAGTTCTGCTATCGCCGTTGCTCATGCCACTTCACCTTACATCACTGCATATCCTTGGAGCGCTAGCGGTTTTGGTACTAAGTACAGTAATCCAAGTACTTTACCTGCTAGCACTAGCTTTGGCGTAGCATTCAGTCCAGACGGTACTTCTATCGCTGTTGCCCCTTCAAATACACCTTACATCATAGCCTATCCTTGGTCTGGTAGCGGCTTTGGTACAAAGTACAGTGATCCAAGTACTTTACCTACTGGCCCCGGCCAAGGCGTAGCATTCAGCCCCGACGGTGCTTTTATCGCTGTTGCTCATTACACTGCACCTTACATTACTGCCTATCCTTGGTCTGGTAGCGGATTCGGAACTAAGTACAGTAATCCAAGTACTTTACCTGCTAGCACTAGCTTTGGCGTAGCATTCAGTCCCAATGGCGCGTCTATCGCTGTTGCTCATTCCACTTCACCTTACATCACAGCCTATCCTTGGTCTGGTAGCGGCTTTGGTACAAAGTACAGCGATCCAAGTACTTTGCCCGCTGGCAATGGCAAAGGCGTAGCATTCAGTTCAGACGGTGCTTCTATCGCTGTTACTCAGTCCACTTCACCTTACATCACAGCCTATCCTTGGTCTGGTAGCGGCTTTGGTACAAAGTACAGTAATCCAAGTACTTTACCTCCTGACACCTGCTATGGCGTAGCATTCAGCCCAGACGGTGCTTCTATCGCTGTTGGTCATAGCTCTTCACCTCACATCACTGCCTACCCTTGGAGCAGCGGATTTGGTACAAAGTACAGCGATCCAAGTACTTCACCTACTGGCAATGGCTATGGCGTAGCATTTTCACCAGCAGTATAAACCAAGAGGGGAACAACATGGACAAGAGTGAGATAATAAAGACCAACTACGAAGCGCGAGAGAACGAAGTGATGGGTTATCAGATTAACATTGATAACTACACCTTGGCGCTTCAGAAGATCAGCGAACTGCCGCAGGATGAGCGGGATGAACTCGTTGAGTTTGAGAAGCAGATAACCGGCCTTTTGGCATCCGAGAAACTGGAACAGAAGAAGTCAAAGATCATGCTTGCTGTTCTTGAAGCCCAGATGGAGTGACTCCAATGTATGCAAAGGTATCATCAAACGATACTGTCATTCAGTACCCATACACGCTTGCTGATCTGAAAAGAGATCACGCTGCTGAAGGGTTTAAGAAGATGCCAGCAGATGATGTGCTGGCAGCGTTTGGCATTGTGCCGGTTACCCCGACCCGTGAACCGGATCATGACAGCACCACCAAGTGGGCTGTGTGGGGTACCCCTGCTAAGGTAAATGGCGTTTGGCTACATGTGTGGAACATTGTTTCACTGAGTGCAGAAGAAACTGCCAATAGGGTTGCAGCCTTGCAGAACGATGTCCGCAGCACAAGGGACGATCTCCTCAAGGAGTCGGACTGGACGCAGATTGCGGATGCTCCTTCTGGCGGCACATGGGCTGGGGTGGATAAGGCAGCTTGGGCGACATACCGCCAGCAGTTGCGTGATGTCCCTGCTCAGTCCGGCTTCCCTGCTAATGTTACATGGCCTGTAAAGCCGGAGTGATATAATGTCCAAGAGTTGGCCCGGTTCCTTAATTACCAAGACGCCTGTAACACCTGCTGGTCCGTATCAAGATGGTGCGGCACCGGGGGTGTGGACTTTATCTGAGCAGGCGTATTGGAATAAGCAGGGACTGTGGCCAACTGCGGGTAAATCATTATCTATCGCTGTTGGCCATGTCACTTCACCTTACATCACTGCCTATCCTTGGAGCGGTAGTGGCTTTGGTACCAAGTACAGTAATCCAAGTACATTGCCTACTGGCGCTGGCCAAAGCGTAGCATTCAGTCCCGATAGTGCTTCTATTGCTGTCGCTCATGCCAATTCACCTTTCATCACTGCTTATACTTGGAGTGGGAGCGGCTTTGGAACTAAGTACAGTGATCCAAGTACTTTGCCGGCTAGCACTGGCCTTAGCGTAGCATTCAGTCCCGATAGTGCTTCTATCGCTCTTTCTCATGGCAGTACACCTTACATCTTTGTATATCCTTGGAGCGGGAGTGGTTTTGGAACTAAGTACAGCAATCCAAGTACTTTGCCTAGTGGCACTGGCTATGGCGTAGCATTCAGCCCCGATGGCGCGTCTATAGCTGTTGCTCATAACGGTTCGCCTTACATCACTGCATATCCTTGGAGTAGTAGCGGTTTTGGAACTAAATACAGCGATCCAAGTACGTTACCTACTGGCAATGGCCGTGGCGTAGCATTCAGTCCCGACGGGGCTTCTATAGCTGTTGCTCATACCACTTCACCTTACATCACTGCCTATCCTTGGAGTGGTAGCAGTTTTGGAACCAAGTACAGCGATCCAAGTACATTGCCTACTGGCATTGGCTGGAGCGTAGCATTCAGCCCCGATAGTTCTGCTATCGCTGTTGCTCATAGCACTTCACCTTACATCACAGCTTATCCTTGGAGTGGTAGCGGCTTCGGCACTAAGTACAGCAATCCAAGCACATTGCCTACTAACACCGGCAATACCGTAGCATTCAGTCCCGATGGTGCTTCTATAGCTGTTGCTCATACCTCTTCACCTTACATCACTGCCTATCCTTGGAGCGGAAGTGGCTTCGGCACTAAGTACAGCGATCCAAGTACTTTGCCTACTGGCAATGGTGTAGGCGTAGCATTTGGTGGATAAAACGAGGACGTAATGAAAGACGAAGCTGGGAAACTTTGGAATCTAGGATAGGGTAAATGGACACGCAGACCATCATCAATGTTCTTCTAGGCATAGCTTTCGCTGGGTTGGGGTGGTTTGCGCGGGAGATTTGGGCTGCAACGAAAGAACTCAGAGAGGATCTGCACAAGATAGAAGTGCAGCTTCCTGAGAACTACATCCGTAAAGACGAGTTCCGAGATGAAATGAAAGAAATAAAAAGCATTTTGAATGAAATATTTAGGAAAATTGATGATCTAGGCACCCGCAAAGCGGACAAATGATGGAAATAGACGTTGAAAAAACTACTAAGGGGGTGGGACTTGTAACGGCAATCTTTGCTATGGTTGGCGGCGGCTATGCTGTGACTGACAAAGTAGGATTTTTCAAAAAACCTATTCTTGAATGGGCACCAGAACATTTTAGTATCTCTGACGGACCTGCCAATGGCTCTTTCCGGGTAGTCGTAGCAAGGAAGAAATACCGAGACTGCGACGTAACCAAGTTTGCATTAGAGGTTAAGGACTCCAACTACGTTGTCCATAAAGCCAAACCATCTATTCCCAGTTTTAGCGGTCCAGCCACTAAGGAAATAGACAAGTTTGCGTATTCAATCAAAATTGAGAATCCACAGAATGTAGCTAAAGGGGAAGCTATGCTGTTGGCTCATATTGGGTATAAATGTCCTGAAGGAGAACAGGTCGTGAATTACCCAAGCCACCCTAACCTTACATTTAATGTGGAGTAGCTACTATGAGCAATTCGGCATCTCTCATTGATACTCTTGGCCGACGCGGTAATCAGCGGTTTATTTCTGCTTTGAAAGTCTGCGCGGATGATATTCTTGAAAAGTATCATATCAATACGCCGCTTCGTCAGGCGCATTTCTGGGCACAAGCAGCGCATGAAACGGCTGGTTTTAAGTATACGCATGAGATTTGGGGGCCGACCAGCGCACAGAAACGGTATGAAGGGCGTAAGGATCTCGGCAATACAGTGCCCGGCGATGGTTATAAATTCCGTGGCAGAGGGATATTTCAGCTTACCGGCAGGGCTAACTACCGGACGTATGGCATGAAAATCAACGTGGATTTGCTGAGTAATCCAGATGCTGCTGCGGGGGCTGAGAATGCTCTAAAGATTGCATGTGAGTATTGGAACACCCGTGGCCTTAGCAAATACGCAGATGCCAATAACATTGAGGCCATAACCAAACGTATCAATGGTGGCCTAAATGGGCTATCTGACAGAAAAGCCAAGTACAAGATTGCTTGGGATTTCCTCTCTGAAGATGAAGAGAGGCCGAAGCCTGCTAAGACAATGGCTCAGAGCAAAGAAGGAAATGCCGCGATTATTGCTGGCGGGGCTGGTGTAGTCGCTACGGCAAAAGAGGTTGTGCCTATTATACAGGAGGCCAATGATAGCTTGACTGGGCTGACTGCTGCTCTGGGTAAGCCTCTTGTTATTGCTATGATTGTGATGATTTTGGCGGCTGGAGCAATTTGGTACTGGCGTTGGCAGAGGATGAAGGACGATGCTTAATTTCCTGCTCAGTCCAATAGCCCGCATTGGTGGCGCTGTATTGGCTGTATTGACCGTTATTGGGGCGATCTACGGCAAAGGACGCCGAGATGCTCGTCAGAAACTAGAGGCAGAGAACAATGCAGACATTTTGGACCGGACGCAAAAAGCTATTAGTGCTGGGGATGCTGTTAGCCGTGATCCCAGCCGGTTGCGCGAAAATGACGGGCATCGTCGGGACTAACACTTCTGTGTGCAATGTATGGAAGCCTATTGGCTGGTCTACAAAGGATACAGACCAGACTATTGTTGAGGTTAAGGTAAATAATGCCCGGCGTGAGGGGTGGTGCCAGAGCAGCAAATAGATGTTATAATGCCAAAAAGAGGCGTTCCCCATGACCACCGGCCTTACCTATAGCCAATTCAAGACGCAGATTGCCACTCTTGCTGTGGTAGATGAGACTGACCCGGCGTTCGTTACGATCCTGCCGCAAGCCATTACCTATGCCGAAAACCGGATTTACCGTGATCTGGATTTCCTGCAAACGTCTACTTCAATTACTGGCTATAACGTAGCAACAGGTAACCGCAAAATTACTCTTCCAGAGGGTACTATTGTGGTTCTGGAACAAGTCAACATTATCACGCCAGCCGGTCAGACAAACCCGCAATTTGGTAAGCGGAATCCATGCTTGCCGGTGACAAAAGAATATCTGGATGCAGTCTATGGAGACTCAACCGTAACGGGATTGCCTAAGTATTTTGCCCCGTTCAACGACAATTTGTACCTTGTGGGTCCGTTCCCCGATAACAATTACTATGTTGAAATTGTTGGAACTTACCGACCAGCAAGTCTGTCCTCTACTAATACAACGACCTATATCAGCCTGTATCTGCCGGATGTTATGGTCATGGCGTCCATGATTTATATCTCTGGATACCAGCGCAACTTTGGCCGCCAGTCAGATGACCCTGCTATGGCTCAATCTTACGAAAGCCAATATCAGGCTCTTCTGAAGGGTGCTATGGTTGAAGAGTTCAGGAAGAAGTTTGAGTCATCTGGATGGACTAGCCAGATCCCGTCTCCTGTTGCTTCTCCATCTAGGGGGTAAAAAATGCCCCATACCGCCCTAAAACTCATTCCCGGTGTAGATCAGAACAGAACTCCGGCTCTGAATGAGGCGGCTATTTCTGAAAGCAATCTGGTGCGGTTTATCCCAGACCGGCAGGGGCTTGGGCTTGTCCAAAAGCTGGGGGGTTGGACAAAGTTTAATCCAGACCCAGTTGGGTCTAGAGTCCGGTGCCTTTGGGCTTGGGAAGATACTAATACCAATTCGTATCTTGCTGCGGGGGCCGAAACTTCTCTCTCTTACTATCTGAATGGTAATAGGGTTACGATCACCCCCCGTGGCCAAACAGTTAATACAACTGTAGATTTTTCTACGACTGCCGGTAGCAGTACTGTTACAGTTACGGATGTTGGCCGCAATGCCAATGATTATGATGATGTCTGGATCCAGACCCCCATTGCTGTGGGTGGTCTTGTGCTATTTGGCCTTTATCAGTGCCAAAATCCAGCATCTAGCGCAAATACCT